AGGTTTTCGTGATTTGCTCGAAGCCGCCCTCGGATCGGACTGGCCCTTGGAAAGTTGTATTCGCCATGTTGTTCTCCTGTCTTGGCTAGTGTCTACCCACGGAATTGTGATAATGGTAGTCAGGGACAGGTCAAGCGTATACCAAAAAGAAAGGGAGCGCAAGGCTCCCTCTCGATCTTTCTTGTGCTGATCAATTAAGAATCAGCACCCGCACCTACGATAGCTAATGGGTCAGAGACACCAAAAGAATATCGCTCACGAGCTTTGTAACGGCTGTTGCCAGTATCAAAGTCCGCATCCATGCCAGTAGTCATTTTCGCACGAGTGAAGTGCTTCAGACCGTTTGGAATGTCAGTGGTGAGGAACCAGTTACCTGTATCAGTCAAGTAATGGTTAATTGTGTAGCCTTCTGGAACTACACCATTAGTTTTAATGGTGTTGATGTCGTTGTCTGCTGTACCTACACGACCCTCAGTTTCCAACAAACGAGATGCAGTGAACTGCAAATCTGGTGGAATAATGAGTTTTTTGGGTCGGGCAGAGATCAACAAGCCACGCTCGTCAGTCCATTTGCCGATTTGAATAACAGCATTCTCAAGCGAAGTTTCGTTAAGATCAACGTCGCCAAGAAGGTTATCGTTTTGACCGCCAGATACTAATGGGTGATCGTCTGCCACGAGGGTTTTACCGTCACCGTAAGTAAAATTGCTGTCAAACGCGTTATTCAAGATAGCGGCGGCTTTCACCTGCTTAGTGTACGCCATAGCACGAGCTAACGCTTTGGTGTAACGACCTGATAAAGAGTCGTACAAGTTATCTTCAATCGCTTCTTCAGTGATTGAGAAACCCATTGCGATAGTTTCATGCGTGTAGCGTGCAGTAAACGCTTCTTGCGCTGTGTCGTACTCGATTGCCGCGCCTTCCTGTTTGGTAGGGGCCGCACCGAAGCCTGACAGTTTAGTTTCTTCCTCAAACGAGCGGTCAGAAGTCTCATCTTCAAAGATTTCTTTATGCTCTTCACCGTACTTAGCGTATTCTAAACCAAATAAGGCGTTGAGGCCGGGTAATAACTCCTTTAGGAGTTGGGAACGTGAAATAGCCATTGTTCATATCTCCTTAGTTAGATACTACACCAGTACCAAACTGATGGTAAGGGAGGTTAATTTTAACCAGTATGTCAGTAAACGAATCGTTTATTGTCGAACCGGGACGATCAGAAAAACCAACGCATTTAAACCCTCTAGTAGCTGTTTGACCAGCAGGGTCTACTTGCATGTTAGATTTTCCAGTTGTTGTGTTTACTGAAGTTGTTGCGTGTTGTTGCGCCGCAAAATCAAAGTTATTACCTAACTCAGTTTGTGCAACTTGACCGCTAGCTTGGACTTGGAAAGTCACGCCCGGATCATCAACAACGTAAGCACGTATTACACTACCTGCCGCGGCAACAGTGCCTGTAGGATAATGTTGATCAAAGATCAACTGCCCTACACTATTAACATACTCACAACCAACGAACACACCTAATGCGCCAATGTCAGTACCACCAAAGTTGTTGGAACCAGCATCTGCTCCTGTACCAGTAGCTCTTGAAACAAAGCCAGTGGAACCAAGCATTACAAGCGTGCCAAAACCGATATTTTCTGAAGTTCCCGCAGGATCCATCAAATAAGCGTTTCTAGCACCACAATATGGTGAGCCATCAGCGTTCTTAACGGGAACTAGCCCGTATCCTGAACTCGTTTTAGCCATCTTAGATCACCTCTAAAAATTAAGTTAATTACCTTTACCAAAGGTAACATTTGATTTCCTATCGTTAAAGATAGGCATTCGTGCATCACTTTCACGCATGAGGTTGTTATCTACAGCGGACATCTGATTTTTAGTTACCTCTTCAAAATGAGCTTTACGTTGTAAAACCATTTCTTCAGGCATCTTACATAACATCAGGCCACCAATTACGATGTTGTCTTTGAACTTCTCGCTCTCTACGACAACCATAGTAATCTCTGGGTGGTCTGCCGCTTTGCAGGGTTCCCAACCTTCACGGATTTTTGAGGAAATGTTGCGGGCATCAGTCTGACCTAATGTCGCAATACGAACCCATTTAAAACGATACCCCGGTTGTGGGGTGGGCTTAGGTAAGATGTCAGGTTGCTCCCAACTTCTAGTAGCCACAGTTTTTTCACGGGTTTCCTGATCACGCTTTAGTCTGTTCTCAGCCATTAGTCATTCCTCGCGTCTAGTATCATTTGTCTGGCATACTGTTCGTAAGTCAGACCTAATTTTTTAGCAAGCCGTTGCTGTGATTGATTTAATGCCACCTTTGTAGGTGATTTGCTCCGCGTTACGGGGGCAACCACATTAGCTCGTCTCTTTTTCGGTGCATCCTCGAACTTGTCGGGGAAGATTTCTCGCATACGAGCATCAATCTGCTCGTAGTATTCATCAGTTGCAGGGTCTGCACCCTGTTTTACAATTCTTGTATGGTACGCAAGCGCAGTCTCCCTCATTTCATCATCTTCTTGAAACCAAGAGTTACGCCCCATCCACTCCTGTAGTTTTGTATCAACAGGTTGTGGAGTTTCTGATTCCGATAATGCCTCATCGGTTTCTGTTTGTAAAGGCTCAGGTTTAAAGTTTTCTATCTTATCAGCCTTTATTTTAGCAGTTGTTAGTTTTTCTTGTGCATCAAGCACTTTATCGGAGTCTCCGGCGTCGTAAGCGTCTTTATATTGCTTTTTAGCCATTAACACTTCTACTGCGGACTGGCGTTTAGCCTGTTCGAGTAACAACTCTTTATTTTTGCTCTCTACACCTTTTAGCCGTTTGTTTTCATCGACTAATTTTTGTGCAACAGCAATTGCTTCTTGGCGTTCACGCTCAGCCGCTTCTTTAGCACGGCGTTCATCGTGATAGCCTTTTTGTATCTTATTTATACGTTTTTTAACTTTAGAAGAGTAACCTTCTAATTCTTCTTCAGTAACATCTTCTGGAGGTTCAGATGCTTTACGCCCTCGATCCGCTTCTGGCGTATCATCAACGAGTTCAATGTCTAAAGGAGCTTCTTCCTCTTCCTCGACAGTTTGATCTGCGCGATACTCTTCCTCAGTTTTTTTACCACTGAGATCAATTTCTACAGCACCGCTATCTTCAATCTCTAACTCTTTATCTTCCGCCTCGTGCGGAAATTCAAACTCTACCTTTTCAAATCCCATGACTCACCTCACGCGTGCGTGATACCACGAGGGTCGTCAATAACGGCCTCAATGGAATCATCGTTCATTAGACGGTACTCTTTACCACTAACGGTAAAACGAGTGCCCGTGTTCATTCGGAACATTACGTAATCACCGACCTTGCACCAAGGTTCAGCATTTTCACCAAAACGGCTCTCGTCTTTATAGGCTAAATCACCCATATCTAAGACAAGCCCCATAATGGACATAATGTATTCACGTTTACGTACACTTTCGGCCTTAATAATCCCACCTTCGTACTCTTCTTCTACTTCAGGCAGGGCTACTAACACACGATAGCCTACAGGTTTTGGCAATTGCGCTTCAAAAGTAGCTTCTTCTTGCTCCTTTCGTATGTGCTCAGGCACAGCGAGGATTGATTCAGTCATTGTCTTCTTCCAGATAGTTTCTAGCGAGGTCGTCGATGTGGTTTATACAGGCATCGTATCCTCGGATTTTACCTGTTAGTTCTCGGTATTCAGCGTAGTTGTTAGCTCCGCCTCCACTAAGAAACTCCTGCACGGAGGCTTTATCCTCTGTGACCTTATCTTTCAGCACGTCAAAGACGGTTCTAGCCATTAGTTATCACCTTTTTGTCTACTGGCGTTTTCTATATTTAGCAAATCAAGGTCTAGTTTAGTGTTATCTTTGCGGCGGTCTGCGGCCATTTTTGCCCCAGTTTTACGCTCGTCTAACTCTAGTTTTGCTTGCTCTATTTGTGCTTCCATTTGTGCAAGTTGGGTTTCCAACTGTAATTTCTGCTGTGCAAGTTGTGCATCAGTTTGATCTTTCATAACCTTGCGTTGTGCTTCGGCTTGTTTAGCTTGTGCGTCTAGCTGATCTTTCTGAGCTTTACGTTGTACTTCTTGTTGCTTAACTTGCATTTCTTGTTGCTGTAACTGGAATATTGGATCTTTAGCTTGCTCTTGCGCTTGTTTCTGTGCGGCTTTTTGTTGATTTTCTTGTTGCAGTTCTTTGCCACCTGTAGCAATCATGCGAGCCAAGTTGACTTCGATTTCTTCTGGTAGCTCTGAATCTGGTGGAGGTAGAGGTACACCCAGTTTATCCTCAATGCTTTTACGATAACTAAAGCCTAAGTGCTCTGCGATGTGCGCTTGTACCGCCGCTTGTATTTGTTTGGCTTGTGGGTTTTGTCCAATAGCCGCCGCAATAACAGGATCTTTAATAAACGCTTGGTGTGCCGCCATATGCGCATCGTGGTCTTGGTAGATAAACGCTTTGTTAGGCGTGCCAACCAAGAACGCCATGTTTTCGCTAACAGGGTCTTTGGGTTTAGCTTCTTCTGCCGTAGGCACTAACTTATCAGCGTTCTTAATACCTAACACTTCAATCATCTGTTTGTGCAACTGTGGCAAATCGTAAATCTGTGGTGCGTTCTGCGCCATCTGTAAAACAGTTTGGTACTGCACAACACGTTGTGCCATGGTCGTATTGTTAGGATCACTAACAGGTATGACTTCTACCATGTTGTAGTCATCACGTTTAGCGGTTACTTCACCACGCTCAGGCACGTACGCGTACTCAAGCGGGGCGTACTCTGCCATGAACTCTTTGAGTAATTTAAACTCTTGTTTCATGGAGTAGTGGACACGCGCTTGTACTGCGGCCATGGGTTTTAGCGTACGCTCAAGTATGGCAAGTGTTGTACCAACTGGGGCATTAGCGGACATATCAGAGATGTCCAAGTCACTTATAGCCCCCAGTCGCCGACCTTCGGTAGTGATTTTATCCAATAACGCTAGCAGTGTTTGGCTAGGTTCTTTGTAGGGCAGAGGCATGATGTTGTCTTTGATCGCACCTGACGGTACGTCAACATCTTTCCACTCGCCCGGCTCGATAGGCGTATCGTCTCCTTTGATCCGTAGACCACGAGACTTCAGACCCCCGGGTAAGTTAGATAGTGTACCTGCGTCAACAAGTTGTCGTATGAGTGACGTACCCGCGCGTGCGTACCCACCGATAATGTGTATCAAACCTAGACCGTAGAACCCAAATCCGGGCACGTAGTTGTAGTGTACGAAGTGTTGACGCTTCATATACAACTCGTCATCTTCGTCCCAGTTACGGCGTATAGCTAACACGTTACCAGAGCCTTGCTCAATAGTGACCACGTACGGTTTAGCTATCTCATCCTTGTCCTTGTCTAACTCCTCGATAAACAAGTCTGCGTGTATCTCATACAGAGTGTAGCGATTGTCGTCGTTGACGGTATACCCGCCCTCTTCAGCCTTACGCTCTTCAATGTCACTGTGGTACGGTTTCGGCTCACCACACGGGGTATCAAGATAAAACCCCATAGTCTGTAGCTTTCTAAGCTCATTCTTAGTCTTGCGCATAACGTGAGTGACACGCTCGGCAGTCTCGATAGTTGACGCACCGTATGGCACGATAACTTCTTCTGCGGGCACGTATGTAGCGCATACTCGACCCATGTTCGGATCATAGTAAATTTTCTTGAATGCTGAACCACCTAACCCGAGGCTATATAACATGCGTTCATGCTCAGGTCGGTACTCCACCATACGCTCGGTTAGCTCGTAGTTCATATCTGCGCGTATGCGTTCTGCGGCTTCTAACTTATCTTCTGTTTCTTCACCAAGTACCTTAGTCTTTACTGGGCCTTGTGGTGGGAATGTCTCAGCCATCGCTTCTGCTTGAAACCGTATAGCAGATTCGGCGAGCACTGTTGAGTACACGCCACATGCGCCTTCCCATGGTTGTGTACGCTCTTCATACTTAAAACCAAGAACATCAAGGCCATCCACATAGGTATCCGCCCAATCTTTACGGCTTTGTACATCAGCGTCTACCAAGTTCATAATCTCGAAAGAGATACTGCCTAACTCATCGTCATCTAACTTCTCTGCTAAGTTATCTTCAAACTTTGACTCTATGTCATCACCGCCGGGCACTAGCGTAATTTCTACACTACCATCACTCAGCGTAACTTCTTCTGGATCAACAATCTCAATCTCTAACATTTCACCTTCGGGCATGTCGTCATCTAACAACCCGACAGGTGCTTGGGATATAGCTTTATCTATGTCCATAATATTTACCTTTAATAGAAGCCGCTCCTACGCGACTTAAAATATTTGATTTCGTCTGGCTCGTCTGTGGGCAGACGTATGAACCCACCTTGTCTAAAACGCATCAACGCCATTACTGTTGAGTCAACAAGGTCATCATGCGACATAAACGGAAAACCTGCAATCTCTTCTATAACTTCTTCTGCCCAACGTGTTGGTGGCATCCAAACTAAACCTGACGCCACAATATCTGTTACAGAATTCAAACGCGCTAGTTTATCACCTGTTCCTCTATGTGGAGTGTATTCTGATACCGGTAAACCCATCCTACGCATCTCTTGGTATATAGCTGTACCGGCACTTTTCTTCTCTACAATGAACGCATCTGGATCCCAAGACTCATACTCTTCCATACACAACGCTTTTAGCTCAGGAAACTCCAAACGTTGTTTTATACTATTTAGTAATATAATGTTGTACGCATCAACTTCTTCGTTAAAAAACACACCCCACGTAGTCAATGCTGTGTAGTCAGCCCTGTTATGTGTTTCTGCCGCCGCGTCTAACGACATAATTATGTACTCACATGCAGGTGGTCGTCCGTCACCCCACATCTGCCACCACTCACGTTTTACTATCGACGCTTCTTCTGCGGTGGGTTGTTGCTGGTACTGTGCGTTCCACTGAAACACCGGCATTGACGCTTTGGTACGTAACAGTGCTTCTAGGTCAAAAAACTCAGGCCAGAGCGGTTTTTGCACCTCTTTGTTAGTTTTTTCGTCTACAAGGTCTAATATAGCAGGAAACTCGATCACTTCAAACTGATCGGCACGTTCATTGTGTGACATATCACGGATTACACGGCCTGTTAGGTCGTCCATGTGCCATCTTGTCTGAATAATAGCCACTCGGCCACCCGGCATAAGCCTTGTACGCGCACCGAACGTATACCACTCGTACGCTTTCTCGAAAACCGAAAAGTTTCCGTTGATTACGTCCTGCTCTGAGTGTGGATCGTCGATAAGAAGGAGGTCAGCACCACGTCCCGCTAGCGCCGATCCCACACCACAGGCGTAATATTCGCCTCCGACGTTCGTATTCCACCGTCCGGCTGATTTGGAGTCCGCCGCTAGGCTAACCGTAGGAAATATAGCCTTATACGCGTCCAAACTGATGAGATTTCGCACTTTACGGCCAAAATCCACCGCCAAATCGGTGGTGTGGGACACCATCATAACTTTTTTACCCGGATTTCTACCCAAAAACCACGCTGGATAGAAAATTGACACTAATTGAGACTTACCATGACGTGGAGGTATGTTTACACAGACCCTATCACGGTCACCTGCCTCAATTGCCATAAGTTCGTTAGCCAAAATACGGTGATGTTTGCCGACTAGGAACTCCGGCATCATGGCTTGGGCAAAAGCTATAAGATCGTTGTACGCGGCTTGGTTTATTTTGCGGTTTGCGAGTTCATCGACGATACGATTGATCTCACGTACCTCATCATCGGAGTACGCGTCCAAATTATCCAGCATTGTCTGGATTTCAGCATCTGTAAAGTCAGTCGTCGTACTCAACGTCCGGCAA